GTCATCGAGTGCCACATAAAAATCTTGAGCGTTCCCATCGAAAACCAGCTTGCTGTCTACAGCGGCTGCATCACCGATTGTCACAGAGTCATCCGTAATGGTCAGAATGCTATTTGTGCCTACAGTGGAGCCTTCTCCAATAACAAGTTTATTGCTTGAATCATCGAGACCAATATAAAAATCCTTTTCGTTCCCGTCAAAAACTATCTTGGTATCTTCTGCGCCAGCATCGCCAATGGTCAGGGTAGGCGTTGTACCCTTCAGTGCCATTGTCTGGGCTACTATATCGCCTGTAGTACTAGATGCCGCCTGTCCTACCCCGATGCTCTGGGCAAACTTGATGTCTTGGTTTTCATCAATTTCTATGGCAGGGGTTGTGCCAACTGTCGATCCAAGACCAATGACCAGATCATCACTTGAGTCATCGAGACCCACGTAGTAATCTTGCGCGTTCCCATCGAAAACTATTTTAGTATCGACTGCCGCTCCATCACCCACTGTTACCGAATCATCATCAATGGTAAGCACTGAGTTGGTTCCAACGGTAGATCCGACACCAACTACCAGCTTATCCGCTGAGTCATCAAGACCTACATAGAAGTCCTTGGCGTTGCCGTCAAAAACTAGGCTTGTGTCTTCTGCCCCTGCGTCACCTATTGTGAGGGTAGGGGTTGTGCCTGTAATGGTTACATCACCGCTGAATGTTGCGGCTCCTGATGTCAGCGCATCAATAGAAAGGTTAGAAAATACCTGTGTGACTGTAGCTCCTGTGCCTCCACCATTGAACTTCAATACAACATCTTTGCCGTTAGCAATCTCAAAATCATTTGAGGCACTGTAGTTGCCTTGGAATATAATGACTGAACGACTGCTAGAAAGACTGTTACGCAGATAGCATATCTTCTCTGCATTGTTTGGAGTTAACTGGACGTATGCCGTTCCACCAAGATCACCTCCGTCAACGAACTCGATAAACTTATTTCTTCCATTCGAGCTTGAGCCATCAGTAATCGGGAGGGCAGTGGGAGAGCCAGAAGAGCCAGCACTAGATAATGTAACAGAGACAATACCAGTAATCGCTTCATCCGTTAAATCCCAGTTTGTGTTAGTGGTATCACCCCAAGTACCTGACTGTTCGCCAGATCCTATCTTCTCGATACCTAAAAAATTTGTGTATGTACTTGACATGTTTTATATCCTCTTACGCAGCATCTTCCCAATTTGGACTTTGCGATGGGCTAATTGTTGACCAACTTGTTCCTACATTTGGGCTAATCTGCACCCAGACTACACTTGTGCCTACTTCTCCAGTAGCGGAAACACCTGTAACCGAAATTATTGTTTGTGGAGCTACCGTGACAGAACCAACAGCACTAGTTCCAGCAATTCCTGTAACTGAAACAGACGAATCACCCTCTATGGTGACACTACCAACTCCTCCTGTTCCTGCAATTCCTGTAACAGCAGTAACCGCAGATCCAGTAGCTGTAACGCTTCCTACGCCACCTGTGCCAGCAACCCCTGTAAGGCTTACAATTACATCGCCTTCAAAGGTAACGCTACCTACCGAGGCTGTAGCACCAGCAATAGCTTGGTCTACATTCCAAGAGCCACCGTTCCAGCTTTGACCAGAGCTATTCCAGCCAATATAGGTGGCTAACGCATCTGCCATCAGGCAATCCTGATAATAGCGTTACTCGCGTCAGCAGTTGGGAACTGGATTGTAAAATCTCCACTTGTTGATGACTTGTCAGCACCAAAATCCAAAACGCAAACGGTTGGATCTCCACTGGCACTGTCGTTAAATATCAAAGCACCTCTGGCGGTAATAGATGACGAACTAAAAGTTACATCAGCAAAATCTGTGAAAGCCGTAGTGCCACTTGTAGTTGGATCTACTCTGGTAAGAGAAGCGCCTTTTGCCGTATAGCCTGTACCGCTTACCTCATTGCTAGTGGTATACGCAGTGGTAGCCGCATTAAAGCTGGCACTATTGGTGTACAAAGCAATGTTAAAGGTGTTGCCACCAGAGTTTTTAAAATTATGTACCGCTTCCATTAGCTCTTTCTTAAAGCTAGTACACATGAAATTTCCGCTAAAAGCCATTATAGCCTCCTGATTATATTTGCTAGGCCGTCATCTCCAGCCTTTAACGCTTCGTTATACAAATCGGTTTTGTATCCGTTAATTCCTTGTCTGACATAAAACTCAATTACTTTCTGTATGTTCTGCTTAAACGCATTAGCTTGCTCCCTTATCAGGGGATTGGCACTTTCTGATACAGAAACAATTTTATCTGCACACCTTGAGGCCACCTCCTCTGGGGATATGCCTCTTTGATGTGTGGTATGAACTCCTACAGAGCCTATCTCTGCTTCGCTTAACGAACTAATCACGCTCTTTTGTTCCTAACCGCCCCAGCGCGATAGCTGTCTGTAGTGTCGTAATTTTCGCCCAGATTCTTGAGCTTGCCTAACGCATCTTCATATCTCGCTATATACATCTGCATAACGTCTGCATCACCCTTCAAAAAGGTATATGCTTCCACTAAGCTGCCATAGAACAAAGTTGACTCTGCATTTGTACCTAGCCAGCTTGTGCCGTCTGATGCCGTGGTAATTGATTCTGGCTTGTAAAAGTAATGAAGCTCTACCGTGTAATTTGTTGTACCAGTCAGGTAGTCAGGTGTCGGTGCTAAAATAAAATTAGATTCATCAAATATTGCGTAATACTTTGGCGTTCCAGTCGTTGAAGAAGCAGGGTACGCTTCTCTTATAAAGTTTACATCTTTAAATATAAGAAATTCATATCCAGTGTTATCTACAGACAGAGAATACGGAGCCAAGAAATCAGATGGCATAGAAAGATACTGGTTGCCTTGAGTAGTATTTCCTGTCGCATTTTTTCTAAAATCAGGCAACTGAACTGATTTAAGTATTCTGTCCTCTGCCTGAAGAATAATAGTAGGAAGATTATTAACGAATGTGGTTTCCGTTGTCTCCAGATAATCCTGCAATGCATTTTTTAAAGTTGTGAATGTCCACGCCATCAGCTTGTACTCACTGTTACTTTGCCTACCTCGCCTTTTATATCAAGGTTAAGCGTTTCCGTTCCATAATCTGTTGATCCTCCACCCACTGGATCAAATGCAGACAACGACCTGCTTTCTGCAAAATTTTTATCTGGGCGAGGATTTCTTAAAGCCTGTGCATCGCCAACCCTGATTTGTCCTAGTTTGTATTGCGGCTGATCTTCGTCAACTACATCCCTGCCTACACGCAAACCACTGTCTCTTCCATTAACAATTTGAGGAACAAGATCTTTTAAAGGATAACGAAATCCAGTTCTGTCACAAAAACCAAAAGCTCTTTTGCCCTCTGCAAAACTACTCATAGTATGTTATAACCTCCCGGCGTAACATATAAAGCAGCTTTCTCTCTAAATGCATCAGAAACCATTTCCCACTGCTCCTCATAAATTTGTTTTAAAGCAGGAGCTAAACTAACTGATTCTGGTCTTTTTAATGCAATATTATATGCCAAGCCGGAAACTAAACATGGCAAATAACGATCAGGAACATCCATATTGTTTGTAGCAGGTTTTCCAGAATCTTCAATTCTTTCTAAATAGTAATAATTAAATACATATGTTTCTTGAGAATCAGGAACAGGCCACAAGTTAATTGTTATGTTATCTGGCGATCTGCCAACGTAATATTGTAATGGCCTTCCTTCTGTTAACTTGTTAGTAAGATGAGAATACTGAACAACAGAAATTCTTTCCATTGTTAAATCTGATTGATTATCAGAATCTCCTGCATCAGTTCTAATAGATGCCTCTATAATTTCAATTTTTTCTGCTGTTAAATCATAAGACGATGTGCCAGCGGTAAGAGTTTGAGATGCATTTTTTACTGTCCATAGGTTAAGCCCACGGTTTTGCCACTCCAACATGAGCAAATCAAGGCTTCTCCTTGCGGTTTTGTAGTCGTAACCGCTTCGTAACTCAAGACCAGCCCTTTCATAGGCTTCTTCAATAATATCGCCTATGTCTAACGTAAAATTAAATGTAGTGCTAGTAGCCATTAGGTAACAATTCCTTTAGTTCTGCCTCTTTTAGCAAGACCGTTTCGGCATTTGGCAGGTTTTATTTTTCCGCCACGCTTTACTTCTGTTTTTTTTCGTTTGTTTTTCATCTTCTAGGACGTAAGGGCGTATTTGTTTCGTTAGGCCTTCTTCCTGCTAGACGTTCTTCTTCTAGCCTTGCTCTTTCTTGTTCTTTTAATCTAGCAGATTCAGCAAATGCTTGATCTTTAGATTTTAATGTTGGATCATACATTGCATACGGATCGTAACCTTGCTGTATCTGTCCTCCGCCTTTTCCTCCTCCGGCTCCACCTTTTCCACCCATTTGTGGTGGCGGTCTACCAGATGGAGTAAATCCGCCTTGATTGCCATACATCCCGTAAGGATTATATCCTTGCTGTGGCGCACCTTTCGATGGGCC